AGGAGGGTTTCAGTTCGACCCCCATCCCCCGCCGGCCCGCCCGGACGGCGGAGTAGACCTCCGACCCGACCCCCATGAATGGGGTGAAGACCGACTCGCCGGGGTTGCTCCAGAGGACCAGGCATCGGTCGATCACGTCTAGCTGGAGCGGGTGGACATGCTTCTCGTCCTCCTCGTCTCGGGCCGCCTTGAAGGGCAGGACGCGATCGAGCCGGACGTCGTCCCAGAAGGCCGAGGCGTATTGTCTCCAGATCCAGTGGGAGAATCGGTTCTCGGTCTGCTTGCCAGTCCAGCCGCGGTATCTCAGGAGGTCGGCCGGGATCTCGCGCTCGCCCGCGTACTCCATCAGGCCAACGGGGTGAGCGATCGGGACCGCGTTCTCGCCGGAGCGCCGGAAGGCGAGCAAGTAGTCCGCCGACGCGACCGTGCATCGCGAGGAGTCGTCGACGATCGACTTGTGCGCGAGCGCCTTCGTCATCGTCCGGTTCCGAACCGTGAGCGGTTCCTTCCAGACGTGGTAGCGCGCGACGTAGCTCCACCCAAGGCGTTCGTGGAGCCGGATGATGTCGCCCGGGAAGTCCATTAGCGAGTCGCCCTTCCCGGTGTTCGACCGGGGGACGTCCATGCAATGGACGCACGTCATCCGGCCGGGCATCGTCAGCCGATGGATCGCACTCACGACGTACTCGTAGTGCTCCATGAATTGCTCGTAGCTGTCGCAGTTCGACAGGTCGCGCTCGCTGCTCGAGTAGTGGTAGAGCCCGGCGAACGGTGGGGAGTAGATCGAGAGCCCGACGCTTGCCTCGGGCAGCGTCGGCATCACCTCCATGCAGTCCCCGTTCCACGCGGCGTATTGATCGGTGATCGCTTGGTCCTTCACAGCCACTTCGGCACCTCCGGTTTCTGGTCGTACGTTTCGCTCGCGTCGATCTTGACGCTGTCGTTCATGTGCGCGACGAGGGCCTCGAACATCGCGTCGGCCTGAGCCGCCTTCCGTCTGAGGTTCTCCTTGACCCCCACCTCGCCCTCGGTCGCCACGATGTCCACCGTGACCGGCCGAGTCTGGCCGAACCGCCAGCACCGGCGGACGCCCTGGTAATACTGCTCGTAGGAGTGCGACGGGAAGAACGTGACGTGGGCGCACCCTTGGAGGTTGAGCCCCCACGCCCCGATCTTCGGTTTCGTCACCAGGACGCGGAGGCGCCCCTCGGCGAAGTCGAGAAGCCGCGACTCCTTCGCGTCGTCCGTGTCGGATCCCCGAACCTGGAGGGCGTCGGGTATGAGGTCGCAGAGAAGGCCGGCCTCGTCGTTCAGGTGGCACCAGACAAGCGCCTGGTCGCCGTGGTCGACAAGTTCCGCGACACGCTCGCACCGTTCGGCGATCGTGCGCCTACGCTCCGCGCGCTCCTCGGCGAAGTTCCGCGCGGGGAGATCGAACAGGAACCCCTCGGGCCGCGTCCGGGCCTCGACGAGGTGCTCGCGCTCGACTAGCTCGGGGAGCACGAACCCGTCGTCGGGATAGCCGAGGTCCGACGGGCGGCGACACGCGCGCGCCCACGAACTGACCCACCGCCAGAAGTGGCGCTCGGCGTGTCCCTTGAACCTCCACGCCATCCGCCCGCCGTAGGCGCGGTTCGTCGCGGTCGAGTTGCCCTGATCGTTCCGAAAGAACTTCCCGAGCATGTCCATGTGGCCCATCTCCCCGAGGGCCTCGGAGGACGTGCCGAGTTCGATGTAGTCGTTCGGCGCGGCGGTAGCGGTACAGAGGAGCCGATAGGGCATCTTCCGCATGAACGCGGTGATCTCCCCTCGGCGCACGCCCGCGAAGTTCTTGAGCACGCTCGACTCGTCGCAGACCATCCCCGCGAAGTCGTCGGGGGAGAACGCCGACAGGCGCTCGTAGTTCGTGACCACGACGCGCGCCGATGGGGAGCGCTCCCCGTCACGCGAGCGCTCCGCCTCGATGCCGAACTTCTCCGCCTCGCGGACAAGCTGGTGGGACACCGCGAGCGGCGTAGCGATCAAAACGGGGCGCCCGACCCGGCGCGCGACGTTCTCCGCCCACACCAGCGCCATGAAGCCCTTGCCCGTGCCGCAGTCCGCGAAGATACCGCCGCGCCCCTTGCGACACGCCCACTCGACGAGGTCGCGCTGGAACGGAAAGAGGGTGTCAGGCATCCACTCCGGGTCGAACCCGTGGTCGCCTCCGAGCTGGCGCTTGCGATCGAGGAATCCGTTGTAGTCCATGCCGAACATCCTCGGCACACGCGGGGCGCATCGTCCACCTTTTTCCTAGAAAACGGGCCCCCAGGAGACGCATCCCCCGAGGGCCCCTTCCGTTCGAGGCCCGGGATCCTAGCGACGAGCCGGGCCCGGCGATGCCCCGTGCTGGCGCCTCGAGCGGGAACGATTCCAGGGGTGGTCGGCCGACTGAGGATGAGCCTGACTCCCGACGCCCTCGCGCATCGCGCGCCGCCGGTCGCGCCTCCGCCGCGCCGATCGGGCCTTCTCGATCTGCTCCGGCGTGTGAGGCTTCCATTTCCCGGCCTTCGTCACGGCTTCCTCCGGGGCTTGCGGGGAGGGAGCCGGGGCCCGCCGCGGTTCGGCATCGCGATCCCTTGGCGGTGCGCCTGGGTGTGGACGGCGTGGACGCGGGAACGGACGACCCCGAGACGCCGGGCGATCGAGGCCATCGACTCGTCCGGGGGCGCGGATTGCAGCTCGGCGATCACGCGCATCGTCGCCGACCCGTTCCGGTTCGGGACCTCGACCCCGTGCTCCATGCATGCGGCGTAGACCGTCGTCAGGGAGCACTTCTTGTCGCGTGCCACCTTGGCCGGGGGCGTGCCGGCGGCTACAGCGTCGGCGATCTGGCGCCGCCTCTTGCGGCGCTCTTCGTGGGTCATCGGCATAGTCGATAGGGCGCGCGGCCCGACCTATTCCAGACCGCGCGCCCTGTTCACTTTCGCCCCGGGCGGGGGCGGATGTAAACCCTTTTCCGGGGTTTTCGCCTACGGCTCGAGCACGTCCTCGCCGGGAACCGGCTGGGCCCCGCTGCCGCTCGAGCCCATGCCCTCCTGCTCCGATGCGGCGGGGGCGGGGGCGGGGGCGGCGCCAGTCCCCGGCTTCTCGCAGGTCGCGAGGCCCGGGATCGTCCAGGGCGAGCCCTCGCGCTCCAGGTAGAGGGTGACGACCGAGCCGGGCTCGAGGCCCGCGGCCGTGTGGCCCCAGGTGACGAGGATCTCGTTCCCGTCGGCGTCCTCGAACATCTGGCCGTCCTCGACGACGGCCTTCATCGTGGCCTGAGTCTGCATTGCCTTTCTGTCCTTACCGCCTCCCGTACGTCTTCGCGAGTAGGGCCGCCCGACGCGATCTCCCGAGGGGGTGGGAGCGCCGGGAGGCCACAGCGCCCCCGTGGCGGGGGATCATCGCCGGACGGCGATCAGGGGCCGCCGTCGATCTCGTCCATCGCGGCCCGGAGCGCGCGCGCCGCCTCGAAGAGCATCTCGCTCGCGCGGGTCCAGTTGACGGAGTCTCCGTCGACGACGGTCTCGGCGAGGTAGCCGGTCAGGCGGGACGCGAGCGCGCGCGCCTGGGTGTTCGTGAGCCCGCCGACCCGGACCGCGTCGTCGATCTGGATGGCCGGCTCGCCCGACGACGCCGAGCCGGCGACCTCGAGCGCGGAAGCGAGCGCGCGGAAGTCCTCGACCGAGGCCCCGCCCTCGACGACCGCGACCTGAGCGAGCGCGGCCAGCTCGAGCGCGGATCGGTCACGGTAGGAGGCCCAGGCGGAGTCGCTCATCTGTTCGTAGTCCGAGGGGCTCACGCACGACGCGATGGCGGCGAGGAGGGCGGCGAGCAGGATCAGGGTCTTCATTATGCGAGGCTCCGGGCTAGGTCTCGATGTACCACTCGGTCCCGTCCGACCAGACGGTGTACGACGTGAATTGCGCGGTGAACGGAGCGAGCGACGTGGCCCCGTTGATCGTCTCCGAGCCGTCGCCGTCGATCGTGACGCTGTTCGGGCCGGAGTCCTTCTTGACGAACGTGAAGCGCAGCCCGGTCGCTGCGGGCGGGAGCGTGACCGTGACCGACCCGGAGGTCGTGTCGATCGTGTAGTGCGTCGCCTCTTCTTCGTTGGCGGTGAACGAGGCCGTCTTCGCGGAGACGCGCGTGACCGGAGAGCCGGGATTCGCGAGCGGCCACATATCCAGCCACGCATTGTTCGCCGCGTTCCGCATCTTGAGGCGCCCGGTGGTCGTGTCCGCCCAGAGCTGATAGGCCGCTTTCTTCGACGGCTCCGTCGCGCCCGAGAAGTGCGTCAGGAGCGCGTCGAGCGCGCCGTTGATGTAGACGCGCGAGTCCGAGAGCGGCGTCTGCGGGTACGGGATCGGGTTCGGGGCTTCGTAGCTCTGGGACATGGCGCAGGGTCCTATCGGTGGGCGACGCGCACGCGGTTGACGCGGAGCTTGCGGGTGGCGGCGGCGAGGGAGATCACGCGCGCTCCGTAGCCGAGCAGGTTCGTCCCGACGGGAAGCTCCGTCGTGTGCGAGGCGATCGCGACGCCGTTGTAGATGAAGGTCACGCGCGAGTCGGCCTCGAAGAGGATCTCGAGCGTGTAGAAGTCGTTACCCGAGAGGGGCGTCGCCGTAGCCGTCACGGTCGGGGTCGCGGATGCGTTGCTCGTCACCGCCCGCCAGAGCCGGTCGCCCGAGTGGACGGTGTCGTCGTAGAACAGGGCCGCGCAGCGGATCCCTGTCGGCGACGTGATCGCGTCGGGGCTCGCCGAGAACGTCCCGATCCAGAGCCGCGAGTTTCCGACCGCGCCGCCGAGCCGGCCGTCGATCAGGACCGACGGATCCCAGTCCGGGACGAAGCGAACGAAGGTCGAGATCAGGCCAGCCGCGGTCCCGGCGCCGCCCGCGGTGGTGAACCCGATCAGAGGCCGGCCCGAGGCGGCGGCGACGTCGTCGTTCGAGAGCGTCCCGTCGAGGGTCGGCGCCGGCTCGCCGAGCGCGGACATCGTCGTCGCGCCCGGGTCCTTGAGGATCTGCGTCACGCGGCCGGAGAGCGAGTCGCGGACGTGGGCGATCCGGTTTCCGCCGGCCGTCGATCCGTCGCCGAGGTAGATCCTCCGCTCGTCGGTCGTCACGATCAGCTCGCCCGCGGCCGGGGTGACGTTGCCCCGGTCCCGGATGCTGCCCCGCTTGTGGCGGACCTCGGACACGCTAGAACGTCCCCCCGTCGATGATCTCGATCGGCTCGCGGAGCGCGACCGCGGCGCGCGTCAGGCGCACGTCGTAGCCGCTCGTCGCCCGCTCGAACGAGATTCGGAACTTGACGCTGCGGAGCTTGTAGACCCCGGGCCGGTACGCGACCCAGCCCGACCCCGGGCTCGAGGTCGTGCTGTAGGCCATCTCGACGACCATTGCGACGTTCGAGGACTCCCGCCACGTCGCGTCCGTGTGGAGGTCGTCCAGCGGGCCCTCCCAGCTCCACGACTTCGAGAGCCTCGAGCCCCACTGATCCTCCCGCGAGGAGATCGCCCCGCCTCCCGTCACGGACCCGGGGTGCGGAACCCCGTACTGAGTGTCGTCGTAGACCGGGAGGCCGCCGGAGAACACGGCCTTGGGATCCCAGGGCCGGGGGTGGCGCTGCTCCGCCTCCCAGCCGAATGAGACGTGAACCGCGCGAGCGTCGCCCATGACGAAGTCGCGCGTCACGTAGGAGGCGGAGAGCGCCGTCGTGTCCCAGGCGAGAGCGTTCTCCGCCGAGATTACCTGGAGGTTCGTGAGCGCCGGGGTCGAGCCGGCGGTCCAGCCGGCGTCCTCGATCGACTCCTCGAGCGCGGGGTCCTCGAAGTCCGAGAGGTCGAAGTCCATCGAGCCGAGGATCGCGTCCCCGACCTGCCCGTTCTCGTAGCGAAGGCGAGCCCAGAGCGGGGGGTCCTGCCGGCCGTCGGCCGCGGCGGGGAGCCGGATCCAGTTCGCGCCCGCGTCGGCCTCCCCGGCCTGGGCCCCGATCGAGACCACCGGATCGCCGAGGACCCAGCCCCCCCGCCGGATCTCCACGGAGCCCGCACGGGAGCCCGCCGCTCGCGCGCCGAGCCGATAGGACGCCTTCCCCCCTCGGACGTAGCCGACGACCGAGGACGGGGCGACCAGGAGGTCCGAGCGGCCCTCGAGCCGGACGTGGTGGCCGGCGAGCCTCCCGAGCGCCGGGCGGGCCCCGGAGCGGCCGATCGGCTGGACCTTGACGCAGTACGTCGAGCCCACCACGACGTCCGGGCCGGCGACGGTCGCCTGGCGGGCCGCCGTCCCCCGGACCACCGCGACCTGACGAAACGCCTCCGTGACCGCCCCGCTCATGTCGCAGGTCGCGAGCCAGACGGCGACCTCCCGGACGAGCCCGACTTCACCGGAGGCGAGCTGCCAGGAGACCTCGATCCGCGATGCAAAGGCCCCGGTTGCTGCGTCCGTGCCCGACCCGTCCCCGACGACGACCGCGAGCGGCGGAGAGGGGGCCTGCTGGTCCGTCGGGACGTCCAGCTCGGACACCGGATCGTCCAGCTCGGGGAACGTCGCGTCCTCGTAGGCGTCCGCGTCGTACTCGAGCGCCCGGATCTCCGTCTCGAACGTCATCGGGTCCTGGTCAGTGTCGAGGACCTCGAAGAGCTTCGTCGCCGTCGTCCGCGCCCCGAGGGTCCAGAGGTCCCCGTCGGCCGGCGTGAACGAGAACGCCGAGGACACCGTGATCAGCGACCCCGCCCCGTACGTCCCCGATCCGGTCGTGACCTGCCGGACCTCGATCTCGTCCGTCTGCCCGTTGCGGACGGCGAGGTAGTACGTCGTCGCCGCGGCCATCGTGACCTCCCGGTCAAGGATGACCGTCGAGGTCGACGGGCTCCCGGCGTAGGCGGCACCGGAGTACGCCCAGAGCGGGAGGTCGTGCGCGACGTAGATCACATCGCCGGGCTCGACGAACGCCGCGTCGGGGAGCGCCGTGAAGCTGATCTCCTCGAGCAGGAGGTGGGAGACGTTGAGCAGCACCCTCAGCTCGCGCTTCGCCTGGGACCTTCGCGTGACACCCTCGAACGAGAACGCCTTGTGGCGGAGGTTGACGGTCGTCGTACCGTCGTTCGCGGTCGGGTGCGCGTCCTGGACCGGCTCGCGCTCGTAGTTTCGCGCCCGGTCGAGGATCTCCGCG